GATTATACAGTCTAACTGAATTAGATTGCATTTCTCTGGTTTTAAGAAATTTTATTTTCGAAGGATAGAAATTGAAATCCCTCATCCGGATTATTTCGTCTCCTAGGATTATATCTTTTGCCGGAACCCAGCCTTTTTCCTTTATTAGTACTGGATGATCTTCTGTAATCGTGATCGTACTAGATTTCGCTCCTTCTAAAAGTCCTGTACCAATATCAATAACATTCAATAAGGAATCTTTAGGGCCTTTCCGGTTAAAGACCTTCAAGACTTTCTGGAATTGACCGGTATGGGTTAATACGGAATCCCCGATTTGGATTTTCCCCAGAGGAATCCAACCTTTGGGGGTATAGATAGGAACTTTGGGGGAAATAAAACATTCCGGATGACCATAGATTAGATCTATTCCTTTATTTTTAAATTCCTCTATTGGAGCAAGATCCACAGAAGTGTAGAATTCAGATCCAAAATTAGAAGGGAAAAATCCGGATTGCCCGTAATACTTTCTCCATTCGATATTTCCTAGCACATTGTATTTGTTTTTAAGACCTTCGTCAAATCGAAGAGGGATTAGCATACTGCCAATTCCAGAAGTAATCCCTAGTGCATTGAATTTATTAGGCATAGTATTTTTTTACCATACTTTCAAATCGAAAGCATAAATTCTTTCTTTCTTTTAGTGGATCTTCTACAATATTTTTGTTTTTCAATGGTTTTTTGGATCTCTCTAGGATTTCTGGTGGAATTTGATCTTTGAAAAGGGTTTTCAGAATAGCTTTGTTTTTCCTGTCTGGGAACTCGATAGAATTTAATGCTTTCCTTACTAAAGAATGAGAAAGGAAAGGACTTCTTAATTCAATAGTATATCGCATAGATGCCCGGTCCAATCTAGGCAGGTGATAATATGGGAGTTCGTCGAAGACATCCGATTTTTGTGAGTCATATTCTTCTATTCTCCGGTATCCGCCGAACAATTCGTCGGAGCCATCTCCAGTAAGGACAATCTTTTCTGGGATGACAGACATAATCGAATGCTGGAGGAACAGACTTCCCATATCTATTGGAGAATCGTTGTAATACAAAACTTCTTCTAGACCGTTTGAAAAAATTTCTTTCGGATATTCCAGATATTTGACATCTATGCCAAAATGTTTTTTGACGACGTCAACATATTCCTTTTCTCCATTTTCGATCGAATAATATTGGATATTTCTGATTTCTAGATCTACCAGGATGCTAGTAATGATAGTGCTATCCAATCCACCAGAAAGAAGAACCCCGATTGGGTAAGTCTTAGAAACGAGTCTATCTAATACACTTTGATAAAGGAGTTCCTTGACCGAGCATTCTTTTTCTGTTGGGGTTTCTTTCCAAGAAAAATAGTTGTCGTATCTGGAAACGATCTTTGAGATGGTGTCAAAGAAATAGATACAATTCGGGATTATTCTTCGAATTCTAGAAAAACAAGTCCGATCGTCGATATTATAGCCGAATTTTAGGATAGAAGAAATAGTTTTCTGATCTATCTCTGGGGGATTCTTTTTTGCTGCAAGAGTCTTGACTTCTGAAGAAATGTCAAAGTCTTGGTCGTAATAAAGTTGCTTCTTTCCAAGAGGATCCGTAAATGCTATGATCCCTTCTTTTGAGACTAATGCAATTGACCAGAATCCATCCCAGGTATTTATTTTTTCTTGGGCTTCTGGAGAGATAATCTTGGAAAAAGTATCGAACTTAGAAAAAAACCGGATCAGATAATCCACATCATTTTCGTAATTGTGATCCATTCCAGGGTATTGGAATAATTCCCCATTATATAGAAGGAATTTTCCTGGCTGGATTTCTATTGGCTGACCCCATTCATCCCCCGGTAATGTCTGAATAGGTAGTCTGGTGTGATATAGAAGTTTGTTCTGAAATGGGATTACTTTATTCTGATCCGGCAATCCCCGATGCAGGATCTTGAATAAAACCTGTGGATATTCGGAACTAATGATAGAAAATCCGCACATAGTTTTTTAAGAAGGCTTATATCCAATAGGCTTCATGATGAATGGTTCGATCTTAGTAATATGAATAAGATCTTTGAAGTCGTCATACAAATCTTCGAATAATTTGGATTCTTTTTCCAAGGAATCGGAAGTATCTTCGAAAGAATCGTCTCCTAGATACCGGATTCCCCTGGAAATGGTGATGGTCTTTTCTAAGGATTCTTTTGTATGAAGCATTAATAAAATGGAGAATTCAAAATCCAATTCTGAAATTAATTTTCTGTAAGATTCCACCATCTGAGAATAGTCCAGATCCCGGTTCAGACATCCATACACAATAGACGAAAAGAATAGCCGGTCGATATAGGTTCCATCTTGGAAAAATGGAATCGTCTGGAGAACCCCAATATCTTTGCCATAGAAATAACTGGGTTCATGCAGAATTTCTTTACAAAACGAATCATTTGAGGAATAAAGATCCCCTAGAAGATATGCAGACTTTTCTTTAAATGTTTTGAATCCATTGTGCCTAAGATATGTAGATTTTCCTACTTTTCTAGGACCTTCTATGATAGTGACAGTCATTTCTTTTTAGAAACTGGTACAGGATTAAAAGATTTAATGAGATTGTTCAAGGCAAATTTGTCATTTTTGAAACAATGAAAACTGACTGCGACAAACGTAATCAATCCCAGTTTTACGTTTTCATTTTCGAAAGCTTTATCTCGGACCCATTGAGTAAGCCGAACAGCCATATAGAGATCGTTGATAAAATGCCTGATTGCATCACAACTCCGAAGAGAATAGAAAAGATGAAGATATCCTTTTCTCTGGATAAAATGCCATCCAAGAGAACATGGGATTCTTTCATTTTGCTCGGATGCAGTCAAATCCTCGGGAAGAACCATGGGAAGAAAAGCTTGGCGAGAATTCGGATTGGCTTTTAGGATATTCACAATAGAATCCAGATTTCCATTCTTAAATCTGACGCCTTCTGGACGAATCTTGTTGATCCAGAATCTTTCCGGATACGTATGAGAAAATAACTCATCCTGTCCCATCATATAATCTCCGGAAGTTCCATTTTGCCATCTCACAAAAGATGGCGGAGGATTGTATGGAATCCCGGAAACCCTTTCTTGGAAATGCTCTTCAGCCCAACCTTCTACAGAGGGAATAGAATCAAATTGAAGAAGCCGAGTCAATTCTTTCTTTGAATCTGGCATTTTTGCCTGAAAAGAAAGATTGAGCAATTCCACCATTTCATTCGCTGATGGATTGGACTTCGTCTCGGTTCCCTGCCAGATCGGATTCTCTACAATCTGCCCCAGTTTGGACAGATTGACCAGACTGTCACAAAAAGCAAGTCTTACATTTTCATAAATTTTCATATGATAGTAAAAAGACCAGCAAGGATTTCTTTGTAGAACACATCTTACCAGATTCCCGAAGGGATGTAAAATCAGAGTTTCTTATAGGTAAGGAAGGAAGTCAAGGATTTTCTGATCCCTCGACTAGAGCCAACTGCCACAGCCATCCATGATTGCCAGAATGATCCGGCGGAGTCCAATCTGGCTTTTTAAAAAGATCTGGTAATCCCAATGGATTTTCTCGACCTTCTTTAATTCCTACATGTTTATTCATATTTGCCTTTAATACTTCATCCCATGCGCGATGAGCATTGATTCCGTTTGCATCCAGCGTTCCAATCGCGACGACCAACAAATCCGCAAGTGAATCCACAATCTCTTCTGGATTTCTAGTCTTAATGGCATGATTTAATTCGTTTAATTCTTCTTGCAAGAATCTTGCTCGGAATTCCAGGAATTTAAGTCTGGTTTCTGGATCGAAATTCCCAAAATGTTCATGGAAACCATAATGTTGATGCATTTGTTCAATATCATAAGCCCAATTACTTGACATAGTTATCATTTACCTTTTATAGTTGTGAAAGATTGCTCCAAGTCTTTAATTTTGTTCGTTTGGATTCAATAAATTCATCTAATTCTGGATCGTGTTCAACAATCCCATAATCTTTAAGCAATCCAATCATAAACAATAAATCTCCCACTTCTTTTTTCAACTTGAAAAGATTCTCTACAGAATCGATTCCAAACCGAATTAGTTTGGATGCCTCTATACTGCATTCTGAGCATTCTTCCATAAAAATTACAAGAAGCTCTAGAATTTCGTTGTCAGCAGGATTAGCAGAAGAAATCGCTGAGATCTGTCTCATTTCCAACACTCCATCCAATCTTTTCAAAAATGGGATTCAGCACAGAAAGAAAGGTCTTTTCGAATTGAAGATTGTAATCTATATAGTCATGAAGACCGAATTCTTCCGGCAATTTGTCGACAAAACCAATTACGTTTTCCCTGATGGGATTAGGAAGCCGGAGATAGACAAATAGCATTTTATCCCCAGAATTGATCTTCATATACCTCCTTTCTAATCCATGCTTATCTACATAGTGATTGAAGAGAATAGCAGCCCGGGAATTTATTGGAACCCCCTTTTTGTAAAGAGATTTCTTGTCTAAGTATTTTTCGATATCGGAGACGGATCGGGGGAATGCAATTTGTTCCGGAGTAGCATTCATGAACATTAATTTTGCCTGGTCCATGAAATCCCTTACTTCCGTTTCGGACTTTTCCAAGATAATCTGAAGGGAATCTTTAAGGCTCTGTCGAATAATTTTAGGAGTAGAGGATTTAATTGCTTCGACCCCTGTGATAGCAAGTTTTGGGATTTTATATCTTACTCCTTCGTTATCTAGCACAGAAAAGAAATTACGTTTTTTCCCAAGTATAACCCCCCTTCCAATTATTTTCTCTCTTTTCATGGAAAGCCTAGGTTTGTATCCTCCCATCCGGACAAAAAGCTCTTCGTATCCCTTTTTAATTACCGGTTCTATTGATTCTTTACAAACCTTATCTAAAAAGTCTACAGGAGATGTGGGATTAAATTCTTTTATAAACCTAGACAAATCTACAAATATTGAATCGGTGTCCATTATTAGGACATAATCCTTTTCAGATTTCCATATCTTGTTCAAATGATCGTTGACTTGGTTTTCCGACCATTTTGCAGCAATTTGTGCAGAAAGGGTAATAGCCTCTGCAATAGTTACGTTGAACCATCTAAAATAAGGTGTTCCAAGAATCCCATAAAGACTATTAATTGCTGTCTTGATAGCAATTTGCTGATTTTTTGAAATGTCTATCTTCTTTTTTAATTCTAAGATTTTCTGGGGATTACTTTCTTTCTGAAGGGATTTTTCGCATTCGAGCATATACTTCTTGACTTCAATCCGCTCATTGTAGACCTTTTCGGCTAATTCTGCAATAATCCCTTGCTTATCCTTTTTAAAATATGCTCCATTTCCTGCCATTGAATAGATCTCGGATTTTTCATTTTTTATCTTCCGATCAAGAATATCTTGGATCCCATTGGGAAGATATTGCCGGTCATTTCTAACTAGAGTCTCTGGAGAAAAGTTACCGTCAACGATTAAATTTGGATATAGTGATGCAAGATCGAAAGAAACGATCCATTCATACATTCCGGGAACTGGATCTTTTACATAAGCTCCTTCGAAGGACTCTCTGGATGCAACTGGTTTGGGGGAAATGATTTGATTTCTTTTTAGCAATTCCCGATAGATATACGTATCCCAGACTTTTACAGAACCGAGGGTGTCTAAAAAATTCACCCCACCCATGAATGCCAACATTACTGTGATATCAATATATCGGACTTGTTGGTCAATCTTATATACAAGAATTACATCACGTAAGTTGTAGTCTAAAAATTTCTGATAATCGTTTTCATATAGCCCATTCAAATTCGAATATTCTGAATAGTCTAGTTTATTTTCTCCAATGACTACTTCGGCTACAGTATCTAATCGATAATTTTCCAATTGACCGTATGTCAATGTAGAGAATTTCTTGAAAATATCTAGATAGTCTATTTGGGAAACCCCAAGAATATCATAAGCAAGGTTTTCCTTTCCTTTGATGACAATCGACTTTTGACTAATGAATCCCCACGGAGACAGTTTCTTAGAATATCCCTCGCCCATTACTTTTTCTAGTCGATGGATCAGATACGGAATATCAAATAGTCGAATGTTCCATCCAGTAAGAATATCCGGAGAATGCACATTCAATAAAGCTAGAATTCGAGAAAGAAGATTGACTTCATCCGAGCAATGAACAAATCGAACAGGTTTACCTTCTAATCCATTTTCCGGAGGCATATAATCGGGTTTTAGTCCAAAGATAATATATTCGTCAGTCTTTGAAAAATAGAATGCTGCAGAAATGATTGGGGATTCTGCTTTGTCTGGATGAGGAAATCCCTGGCTAGAATCCATTTCAAAATCCATTATGCAGACATTCATAAAGGATGAATCGATTCCTTTTATCTCATTAGGAAACTTTTCTGCAATATACTGAAACACAAAATTTGTGTTTCCAAAAACTTCCAGATTAGTTCCGTCCGATTCCTTTATGAATTTAGAAGCGTCCGGCATAGTGTCAAAATCCAATCTTTGAAGAGGTTCTTCATAGATAGATCGATAAGGAGAATCTTTTTGCGGGGTTTTAATATAGAGGGAGGGAGAGAACTTATCCTTCCTTAGGACTTTCTCTCCGTTTTCGTAACCAGCATAGAGGATCTGAGAGCCCAGTCGAGAGACATTGGTATAGAAGTCAGTCATAAGATCCCTTTTTGGCAGAAACAAGAAAGGAGGATTGATGAAGCTTATTCTATCAATCCTCCCGAGGAATGTAAACCTCTTTTTTGATTTCTGTTACATGGTAAGGATCCCAGGCTTCTGGATAACCTGGATGTGACCGAACCTCTGGCGATATGAGTTGAGGAAGTCTTCGTTCGGCTTGGCACGAAGAGTGATGGCATTCTTGTTGATGAAGATTTCTTCTCCGTCATCTGTCAAAAGTGGAAACTGGAGCATTTGCAGTCCGACTTGACCGCGTTCATTGGGAATGTAGTTGATCAGAAGCATGTTCTTGAAGACAAGAGAATTTTCAGTCTCAGAGATCAATTCTCCGACCAGATCTTCTCCAGACACGAGTTTAAAGAATTCAATGTCTTGCATTACGAGTTATTCCTGGTGAATTGTAGATTGAAGATCTGAATCATCATTATTCAGATCGTCTGATTGTTTTGTTGAAGGATCTAGTTTATGCGCATTTTCATATTCACAGTCATAGTCTAATTCGACCAATTCTTCTGATGGACATTGCATCAGTTCATCGAGGATTTCATTCTCTATTGTAGTCATGACAATAATACCATAGTGAAAATTTTGCTGGAGAGAATAATTCTCTCCAGCATCTACTCAGAAACGACTATTGAATCTGAATCTTCTTCGGAGCCAAGTCTTCAGGGATCTCACGAACCACGTCGATAGTCAAGAGACCATCTTCATACTTCGCGTCAGAGACTCGAGTGTAGTCTGCGAGCATGAAGGTTCGGGTGAATGCGCGTGTCGCGATACCCTTGTGAATGGTTTTCCAAGAAGCGGCTGACGTTTCTTCTTCGGTCTTCTCAGTTTTCTTGCCGGAAATCGTCAGACGATGTTTCTCCACGACCACATCGAGTTCATCGCGAGAGAATCCAGCCACAGCGATCACAATTCGATAGTGCTGATTATCAAACTTTATCAGGTCATACGGCGGGTATGCCGCATCTGAATTCGCCACAGAAGAGAGAAGCCGATCACTCCAATCTGGAGTAAATCCGAGCATTGTTTGCTGAGCTCGGTCCAGGAAGTCAGTGATCTCTGGAAAAGAAACAAAGTTCTTGACAGAGCGAGCGGCAGCCTTAGAAGGAAGTGTGTTCATGGTATATTTCTCCTAATATTTAGCAAGAAAGTTTTATGTTTACAAAGTTCCCATTCAAATCATTTTGACGTATCAGAAGTGATCCCGTCATCGATCTAAATGAGTAGTTCTGCGGAAAACGAATTCTTCCGCATTCCAGATATTCTTATTTATACTCTTTTGACTTATTTCCGATCGAATATTTCGCGACTAGTTCATAATTTTTCTTTTCGGTATAAGGTAGAATCTTGATCTGTCTCAGAGAAAGTGTCTTACCCTCGATCTTAGCCGGATTCACGATCTTTAATAGTTCCCAATCTTCTAGAAGTTGAGCGATCGTATTTCGACGAAACATATCTGAACGAGTAAAGTTCGCGGGTCGTCCATCCAGAATGAACAATTCCTTGAAGTGTGTGATCAGGTATCGTCCCCGTTTATGAAGTATATGACAAGATTGAGTTAATTTCTTTTCAACCTTAGATTCTATACCAATTCGGGTCAGAGTCTCGGCGACTTTCAAGAAATCATCTGGCTCCTGAAGTTCAATTTCCAGCATGTCTGCGGGAGTCCATAGAACTAATTCTTCCAGATACTGTCGAGAGAATCTCTGTTGTTGTTGGTGTTGCTGTTGTCGATTTGCAGCAATATTTCCAATATTATTTTCTACTAGTACCACCTTTGTAAGCCTCACTTTTCAATGTTTCAATATAGTTCTTTTTCTTATCTTCATTGTCACAAAAAATACTAAGAATATCTTTTGCTTTTTTTCTCGAACACTCATATTTATTTATAATCAAAGCAATTGCTTCTTCGGTCGAGGCTTCTGACTGTTTCTTCAACCACTTCGAGAATCGTCGACGCTTGGATAGTACATGATAATAGAAATCGAATTGTTGCTGGTTATTCAACACTCCTGAATACTGATTCATCGCATTGGCAAAGAAGATAGAATCCTGAAACAATGAAAAAGACCGATTGATGATAAAAGGAACGTAGTCATTCTCATGCTCATCGATGATTTCCGGATTCTTCTTATCGTTGATCGAATTGACGAACTCAAAGACACTGAAACTATTCTGTTGTTTTGCCATGATGAATAGTCTCTCAGAGGAAATGAACTTTCATCATGATCTCCGTCATCGCCGCGCAAGAATTAATCTCCTGATCGACGACAAAAGCGCTTCGATACTGAGCCTCTGCAAGAATCAGAACCAGATGAGGAATCGATTCCGGTTTGACAAATTCTCGAGCAGAATCATAGAGCTTTCGAAAGATGACATGTGCGTCCACATCTGCATGATCCACTAACCACTGGCGCATCGACCGGAAATCCTTTTCCTTGAGGTGCTTCACCAGAGCTCGAATCTCGAGATCAATCGCAGCATGAATCAGAATGCCTGAGTCGATCTTTCCGGATGCAGACTGAGTGCAATACTTCTGAAGTTCATTGATGGTCCTACGAAGGTCTGGTGCCCACTTAAAGACGATCTCTGCTAGCACCGGCTTCTCGTATTCGATTCCCTCGTTGTCCAAAATGAACTGGACTCTATCAAGAATCTGTTTGAGCATATCCGGCGTCTTGAAGTCTGCAGCATTAAAGTCTATATTGGTGCATCTGGACTGAAGAGGCGCGATGATTCGATTCTTGAAGTTTGCGGTCAGGATGAATCTACAGTTCTTGGAGAATGCCTCTATTAGTCCCCTTAATGCAGGTTGTGCAGATTGTGACAAGAACTCTGATTCATCAAGGATTACAACCTTATGACGCGAATCATCTCCAACAGAGACTGTAGACGCAAATTGCTTGATCTTTTGCCTTAATACATCGATGCCATTTTCTTCAGATGCATTGATCATTAAATAATCTAGGTTAAGATCTTTGCATAAAGCCACAGCACAAGAAGTTTTGCCCGACCCTTGCATGCCGCTCAATAGTAACGATTGAAATTCTCCCGCCTTCAAGATGTTTTCAAACAACATCTTCGTTTCCTTTGGGAGAATACAATCCTTTATCGACTGGGGTCTATACTTCTGAGACCAGACAAATTCATTGGAATCAATTTTTTGCATAATAAATTTCTCGTTTCAGAGATACAAACGATCAAAAACGATCAACCAAACAGAGTCTCATAGAGGTCAAAGATCGAATCGGCTTCTGACTTCTCTTCTTGAAGAGATTGCTTGTGATAGATCCTTCCAAGATTCCGAACGATCTTGGGCTTGAGCTCCAACTCAGCCTTCGCTCGATTGCAGATGTCCTTGATCAATTCACGTTCTGCATCGATTCGAAGCATCGAGTTGGAAATCTCCTGAATGAACCCTTCCAGCTTCTTTCGATCTGCAGCATTGAAGCTATACACAGTTCCACTATCACGATCCACGACGGAATACATTTCGTTGTCTTCACTCATTATATCATAACTCCTGATAGGTTTTTAACAATTCTTGCAAGTTTTCTGTTGAAGATACTTGATCTTGCCGTAGACTAATCCGACGTCGACGAACTCGGTCGGATGAAACGCTCCTCGCTTGGCAATCTGATCGATCATGTTCGATAAGAATATGAGTTCATTTGAAGTCAGAGATTCA